TAAATTACCTCCTGATATATTTATTTCTTGTTTAGTGTTATCCCAATAAGACGGTGTTGTGTTTACGTTGTCATAAAAACCTCTCATTGAATTACCTATTAAAGAAACTAATGTAGGTGTTGTATATGTTTCTCCATCTGATCCTACAATATTACCTGTTCCTGTACTAGATGTTAAACCACTTTTTACATTAGCAGCTGTAAATGTTAAATCGAATTCATCTAAAAAATCTAAGTCTTGTAATTTACGATCACCTAATATTTCTTTTAAATCTAATTCACCAAAGAATGTAATTCTATATGTATCTGGTCTACCGTTTTTTAAATCTACACCTTCTAATCTTAATTTACCTTTTTGATATGGTAAACTATTTAATTCTATTTTTGCTATACTTTTCTTTCTAGCATCATACGAAAAATCTTGTGACTGTATAAAGTTTTGATAATGTTTAAAGAATTTATTATTTGTTTTACTAGCAGGTAAACTAAATGTTTTACTAAAGTTTGTAAATATCTTTCCAGGATCTTTTACGTCTTGTATCGTTTGTGTTAAAGATATTGTTTCATCTTTAAATAAATCTAACCTAGTGTAATTATCATCACCAAATTGCTTAACATATAATTCAATATTATTCATTATCTAATATTACTTATCATATCAAAGGCATACTCTGCAGTAATTGTATATTGTACTACTTTATCGTTTACACCTGTTTTAAATGTTTGTTGTGTATCGGTTATATTGATTGGTACTGTTTGTTCTGATCCGCCTTCTACTTTTCTTATCCATACTTGTTCACTTACTAATAATTGTTTAATAGCTTCATTCACATTATCATAACTCATTGGCGGTGTGTTTAGTATAAGTTTTTCATTAGCTAAAGTATTAAACTGTCTTATAGAGTGTTTTTGTTTATTATATTCAAAACTACTATTCCCTATGTTTCTTTTAAATGTAGTTTTATTTACATTAATGTTTTCTGTTGTTTTACCATTAAAATAAAAATCTTGTAAAGCACCATACTTATTTACAAATGTAACCTTATATGCTGTGTGTTTATTACAAACTCTATTTATTGTAAAGGTAGTTGATAATGTAGTTTTACTTATTGCTGAAGCACTAAACGTATCATATACTATTGCTGAAGTATTATAATCAAAATAAGGTATTACTCCTGCAGTATTATCAGGATAATATAACTGTGTGTTGTCTTGTAGTATTTCATCTTGTGTTACTGCTATTGTTTTAGCACTATTAGGTGGTGTATTTCCTGTACCTAAACCTTCCATAAATTCATAGTAACCATCTAAACCTTTGTGAGAAATACTAACTGGTGTTCCTACAGTACTAGGTGTGCTACCTGTATTTATATCATCGACTGTTTCACTTTTAAATGTAAGTGTACCTGTTATTGAAATAGTCTGACTAGTGTAAGAATTGTTAAATGTTACATCTATATAATCTCTACATAGATCTGCTATCTCAAAAGCTACAGTTCCTGTTTCTTGACCACTTGTACCTGAAAGCACAGTATCTTTACTCATTTCAGATATTTGTGTACCATCTACCGATAATACAAGTGTAGCACTTTTAGCTACATCAGGATTAACATATGGTTGACTATGTGTTTCGTAATACGGACTTCTTAATAATATATTTGCCATTATATTCCTTTTTTAATTAAATCTGATTCTATCATACTATCTATCATTAATATTATCATATCGTCTGCAAATATGTTTTGTAAATCATTTGGTAATTTTTTATACTCATTTACGAAGGGTATTGTATAAAAGTTGTTTGCTCTAATACCTTTTTCAAATATTGATTTTGCAATTACATATCCAATAGAATTATAATCTCCTTTTTTAAACTTACCCTGTGCATCTCTAAATCTTATATTCTTTGCTTTTGCCCATTTGCCTATTGCTTTAAAAGGCGGAAATTTAGTTGAATATTTAAATGGTGTATTCTTATTTACTCTATAATTACTTTTAGTACCCTTTACACCTTGATCTATAAAATCACCATAATCTTCCATTAACAAACCATAAGCTAATGTTCTTTCATTTTGTATTAACTTTTCATATTTTATACTATTGTAAAGTCTTTTAGTATTGTTTATAGGTCGCTTCTTTCTTTGCAGTTTTGTACCTTTACTAAGGTTCTGTCTAGCTTGTTTCTTAACAGCTAAAAAAAATTCTTCTAACCTTTCATTAAACTTATCTGAAAATACTAACATATGTATTGATCGTTTTTAACCTCTATATTAATATCCGCACTCCACCCTGCTAAGTTATTTTCAAACCTATCTACAAACGGTTCACAAGTAGGATCGTTAGTTAATCTATAACCTGATGTGTGTAAATCTCCAAACCGTAATTTTTGTATTAATAAATTTAGCACTCCTAGTTGTGTGTTAAGTATATCTTGTTCATCTGTGTTCTTTCTAAACTTATCTGTTTCTTCAGATTTACTTACATCTTTAATATCCATTACAAGTACTGTAATATTATATACAAGTGTTTGTTGTGTTGACACTACATTGTTTACTATAAAATGTGCTAGAGGAAATATAGTTTGTTTACCTAAGTCTACATCAGATACATCACCTATTGTAACTGTCTTAGTAATATTGTTGTTTAGTAATGAGCTTTCTAATGCTTCGCTTATTAAATAATATGATCTTATCGCTGTGTTACTTTCTGGCATTTGCTTTTAATTCTGCTTGTTCTACTTCGTTTTTCTCTTTAATATATAATAATACATTTAAAGACTTTAATAGTTTTTCTTGAGTGATATTTTCGAATTCAGTAATACGTCCTTGAGCGAGTTCGTAAATTGCTGAATACCACCCCCATCGCTTAGAAAACTGTGCTGACCTTCCGTAAGGTTGCTCAACTGTTCCTCCGTCAAATAATCCATCATATTGCTTGATAACTCGATCCCTAAATTGTAAAAAAAAACCACCGCACTAAAACATATATCTAAAGGCATATCTTTCATTACTTCGGTTTCCTTACCATCGTATTCTTCTATATTGTATTTATCTCTATGTGCAGCAGCAATTGGTCTATATAATACGCTCATTGCTTTATGCATATTATCCCAGTCTTGCATATAGTTTTCTATGTCTACATATTCACCTAATGATATATCTTCTAATATTGGTATAAACCCATACGCTACATTATCCATTTCGAAGCGATTTATTAGTTCAGGTTTTATTTCTAGTAAGTCGTTTAGTATTTTAATTATCTCATTCATATCTGTGATTTTGATTTTAAAAGTATCTTTAAGATCTATACCACAAAATATCTCTATCATCTTCTGTGCTAGAAAAGTACCATCACCGTTGTCTTTTTGTATTTTAACAAACTTTTGATATTGACCTAACGTTATCTCGTTTAGATCTGTCGGCACATTTATTTGGAGCTTCATAAATATATAATAACAAATTTAACTTTTTTTCACAAAAAAAGGGAGCCATCTTCTAACTCCCTATATAAACCAATTAATATGAAAAATATTCTGAAAAAAGAATTATGAAGATGTAAGTTCTTCTTTTATTATATTAAAATTAATATTGTCTTTATTTAATTCGTAATTAATATGCTTATCTGGATTACTAAATGCATCTTGTATAAATAGATCTTCTAGCTGTGATATATCTAATGGTTTTAAGAATTCTATATCGTATTGCCCAAACACTAAGTTTAAAGCTAACATTGTTTCTCTATAGGATTTGTTCTGCATTATTTACCGTATTTTTCTTTCATTCTCATCTCCCATAAAGCATATTGATCTACACCAAAATGATATAATGCTAACACAGTAGCAAATACTCCTATAACTGCAAATATGTTTATTATTATTTCCATTATAGATTAGTAATTATATTATCTAATACTACAAGTAATATAGCAGCAAACCATATAACTAATACGTATGATATGTTTAATAATTTTTGTTTCATACCTCTAAGTTAATAACTATATTTTAATTATCAAAATTATTTAATAACTTTTTTTTATTTATATTTGAATTATGAAAATAACTAAAACAAAATTGACTACGAATGCAGCTAGAGATTCATTCTTACTCTTATGGTTTGTAGACAATAGATTAAAGTCTAAAGTATTTACTAGCGAACAAGAAGCTCTAGATTATCAAGACTTGTTATTAAGTACTAACGAATAGCATACTTACCATAGTTAGGTTTGCTCATTAAACTATAGGTTGCATATCTGGTTGCATCAGGTAAGTGATCAGCACCATCATTAGGTATGTTTGTTAACCTATTAGCTTTATCTTTCTTCCACCTATAATCTCTAAACTCTTTTATAGCATTTACAGATGTTTCTGTTATATGTAGTTTGTATCGCTTTAATAGATCTATACCAGCCATAATACTATTCTGTCCTTTAACACTTGGTCTTATATTGTTTCCCATTCTTTTAAGCTCGTCTATGAGTCGTACTTCTGCTGAATCACCAAAGCATAGCTTATTGTCTTTATTATGCTCTAGAAAGAATCTATGTATGTCTGCTGTAGTCATCATAGTTCTAT